TATCTAAATAATTTGATGTATGATTATAGGAAAACCTACAAACATTCTGGCTATCAGTATCTCCCAATTGTATTACCGTTGAACCAGTAGGACCTCCAATTATAGTAAGTCTTGCAACATCTGTGGTATTACCATTATTCTGAAAAAGTCCAACAGTTCCTGAACTGATTGTTGGCAAACTTCCAACACCTTCAGCGACAATAAGCGGAACACTTAGTGTAGCAGCCTCATCTAAATTACCTATCCGCAACCGACCGAACCTGTCTAATCTTACATTTCTTACAGCTTGATCACCCCAATAGTGTGAGCCGTTTTGTGGCTTCCTTTCATACCAACATCTAGTATCAACTCCGGGTATTGTGTAAACACTATCGACTGATATTCCATCATGAATTGAACCTGTATTCCAATCATCACCATCGGCTGATCTTAAAACCCAAGTTGTGCGATATGTATTATTCCCTGATTCAAAATGGTCTGTATGTGCTGCAAGATAATCACCTTCTGTTTCTCCAAGTGACTCTCTCTGTCTATTGTGGAAAGAAGCATTCAATACAGAACTGGAGGAAGCAATTATAACATCTCCACCATCTCTTGCAAGTATAGTCTGCCCTGTTACTACAACAGTTTCGGAAAGGATTTCTTTTAAAAAATTATCTTTAGTTTGGTGTTTATCCCTAGTAAGGCCGGTACCACGGACAACATATATAACATCAGTTCCTAAAGTATCAGTTATTTCTGTAAAATCTAATATTGTTTTATCTGGCATATAATTCTCCCTTATCCATCAACATGTATTATGTGGTTGCCTTCAGCATCAACTATATTATTACCTGATGCATCAACTATGCTTCCTGAAACAAAACCTAAAACTCCTGCAGGAGAAATCTTTTCCATTGTACTTTGTGGAATTTCTACATCAGTTCTAATTCTATATTTACCAGGATACTCCGGACTGTATATTACATATGAAGCACCATAAACAGAAATAATATAACTTTTTATTTCTTGTATTGTTCCTGATAAAGTTAAAGCTATTTTATCATATATTCTAGCTCGGTAATCATCGTCATTTTGACCAGTTCTTGTCTCATCCCACAAACGTCCAATGAAATCAAGCTGTTCTCCAGTGGCATCTGTCAACCAAAATTTATCTCTTAATTCAAAATTATCATCTTGAATATCATCAAATATTTCAGAAATAATCTTAAATACAGATTGCATATTTGGCTTTTTGTATTGAGACAATAATAACTTCTCTACAACTTTTTCAAAATCAATCTTTTCTAATTCAGCCATAATATCTCCTATACAGTCACTACAAATATTCTATCTTCCTCAAATACAGCCGTCTTATTAGCTGGAACACTTATCAAAGCTCCTGTCCCCCATGAAGGTGAATCCCCAGGATTAACAGTTTCTGCAAACTCAGTAACAACAGATTGGCTGCCAGGTACTTCAAAGAAAGGAGTTTCCAGTTTCTGTCTCACAACATCTGTTCCTGATGAAATATTGGTTGATGCCCAATCCAGTAAATTCTGTTTAACCAGTGCATCACCATCATCTGGATACGCTTCTTCAGGATGCTGAGTCCTAGTATACCGAACATGCAAATAAGTAAATGTAGGTCGGGAAAAAGGTATTGTAAATTCTTGACCTTGTTCATCAACAGCTTGTCCTGAATCATTTATACCAAAAGGTTCTATTCCAGAAGGCATATTATCTAATATAGCTTGTGCTACATCATCATCCAATCCCCCACTAACAATAGTCTCAAAACTGTGAGGAGGTAATCCATCAACAACAAGATCAGTTCTGTTAGAAACTACATTTGAAGTTGTTACATTTACAACATTAAAAACAGCATTTCTTACAGCTGCATCAGTACCCTTACCTTTTATCAATTCATTTTTTCTTCTTATTATTAATTGAGCATCAGTTTCTTTTTCCAATCCTGTTATACCAGAACCTGGGTTAATAACATCAGCCCAACCAGATACAGGGGTGACTATTTCAGTAAGAGATTTAGCAGGAACATTTATAGCTCCGGTAAGATTGGCTGTAAAATCACCAGTCACCCACAATTCTTCCATTGTTAATGTGGCTGAATTTCCAAATACAAAATCTATATCATTTCCCACAATCTCTAAATTACTATCTTCATCTGTACCAGTTACATCAGAAGGAAGAAGTGCTATTAAAGCAGCTATAACAGTTGTGATATTATCTGTGATCAATGCTACATATGTATAAGGTGTTCCGTTTATTGTTACCGTGTAAACTATTCCGGTACTAGGCTCATCCAAAGATAACAATACTTTTCTAGCTATACTTCTGGATATTGTTACGGAATCGTTCAAAGAAAAAACTAATTCTGCAGGAGGCTCATATACTGGACCCTGAGTAATTTGGTTTCCTGCTTCTATTAAAGTGCCTTCATCACCTAAAAGTAAAACATCTTCTGCTACAGAAGCAGTTGCTTGCTTTCTGAGAGTTCCTGTTTCTGCAGAAAGTTTATCCTGGGAAACACCTGTTGAATTATCCGGATCACGAGAAATATAAATGTCTTCTTGCTGATCGTCATTATCTGATATGAATTTTGCTAACATTGCAGCTATTTGACCCCAAGGACCGGTAGGAGACAAATCAACATCAGGTCCCTTTTCTCCTCTAATTTTAGCGTATACATATTCAAGATTTTCTTCTAGGGAATTTTTTTCTAATCCTGCATCAGTAATTGATATCATAAAATGATCTCCTGATTTTCAATTGTTCCCAATGTTGTTTTTGCAGAGAAAACAATTTGAAATGTTCTTGTACTACTTATATAGTTGCCTGTATAACTTAATATTTCAAGGACTTCATCTTTTTTCAATATTTCATTTTTCATCAAAGTATTTTTAAAAGACAAATCAATACTTTTCACCAAAATAACTTCATAATAAGGAATGCCTATTGTTCTATTTAACCAGTATTCAGCAAAAAAAGTTTTTAGATCAGAGTATATTGCCTGTGCTAAAGCATCTAATTCAGTTACCTGGTTAATCTGTCCAGCTGATTCTAAGAGATCCCCTGTGTCTTGATCTAATGCTAAATTATTAATCATTCTGCTTTCACCTTACTTTGACCAGCATTACTTATTTCCACATTACCAGATATTGGAGCCACTCCCCCTGTTGGTGGTGGAATTGTTCCCTGACATATCATAGTACCCAAATCTTCTTCTCTAATCACAAGTATACCATAATCTTTAGTTTTTTGTGCAGTAGATATAATTGATTGTGGTACAAGAGTTGCTACTGATCCTGGAACAAATCCCGGGGCATTTCCACCAGAAAAAGTATATAATAAAGGAGTAATAAATATCCCCTTTCCGTTTTCTTTTGTTACAGTAGAGGGTAAAGAAGTTACGGAAAAAGATCCAAGGCTTATTGGACTGCCAGAAGCATGTGATAATGTAAGACCGTCCACAGCAATATTTTTTTTCATGGATCCACCGTAAAATGATCATTCATACTAGCCTGACCTGCAGCACTAAGTTTTATATTACCATTATCATTTTGCAAAGCCATATCACCGTTCTTATCTATTAAAATTCTAGGAACATTAGCAAAAGAAGAACTCTGTCCATCAGGTATTAAACAAGGTATGGCTACAGCATCATTTAAAGTATGATGTGCTAAATCATCTGGAGCCACTTGTTTACCTCCATCAGAACTTTTCCAACCACCTATCCCTGATTCACATATAAGTATTAATACATTGTCACCTTTTACCAATTCAATATCTATGATTCCAGAACTGCCTCCAATCATAATAATTGGAACATCTGTTAAAGGTTTAACCTCAACTTCCTCATTTTTTAAAGTTAAATGTTTTATAGAAGGTGTTATCTCTGCCCTAAAAGTATTTCTATCATACTTCTCGATTTTCCCGGGAATAGCTGTGTGTACTCCACGCAGTAACGAATTTATTATGTTAGGTATTATTTCTGCCATTGTTTCATTCATAATCTATTGCCCTATTCCTTCACCACTTACTTCAAAAGCTCCACCAAAATTATCACCTTTATAACTACATTTATCCACAATATAAATACCTTTGACACTTTTGTTATCTATATCCACATGACCATTAGGCACAATCCGATAATTTAGAATGCTTTTAAACAATACTCTTTTAGATAATTGTTTCTGTACTTTTTCATCACCTTCTGCATTATCTGTCAATTTAGGAGCTTCTAATAATCCTGTAGCTGTTGTTAATTTTACAGCACTTGATTTATCACCAAAACCTTTTTCAAATATTTTTAAAGTAGAATTGTCTATGAACATTCCCAGTCCATTTCTATCTAAAATTCCTTGAACATATCTCATCGCATCTTTAGCTGTTCCGGATAAATTGTAGCCATTTGCCAAAATTATTCCAGACACATTATCCAATCCACAAATAGATAATCCTAAAGCTGTTCCAATTTCATTTATAGGACGTGATATATTAGTTCCTTTTTTATATGCTAGAGAAACAGTTACAGAAGCCAATTCTGTTTTTGGATCCTGTATACTACCGCATTCAAGAGACACGATTTTTTCAGGGGGATTCTTACTCGGGATGGATTGTGTTATTTGCCCGACATATATCAATCCTGTTCCCTCATCCTCATATCCGGCACTAAAGGTAACAGAGTTCCCTTTTTTCAAAATCTTGCTTATAGTATCATCTAAAGCACCATATATTTTAAACTTAGCTACATTGTTTGAAAACTTACGTGTCCTGGTTATATCAAAAGTAATATCTAATCCACTAATAACTACACTAGTTTGAGAAGTACCTACTTTCATTTCTACACGCCGATTAAAAGCCACTTAACACTCTCCATTCTTCAAACTCTTCAGCTGTAAGATATATTAGTCTCCAACCTGTTCCAAAATTGGTATAAGTAATTTCTTCTTCAGTATCATTCCCTATTTTCAAACAAATAATTTGTCCAGGAAAAGACGGTCCATAAGTATATAAAAAAGGATAATTTGGAATTATTTTTAATCCATGTAAAATAAAATCATTATCAGGTTCTTCATAAATATTGACCATCCAGAACTGTGTTTTATCATTCCATTTAAGTCTGAACTTAACTTCTACATTATCAAGAAGAACAGTAAAAGTTAGATCTGCTGATATTTTTGTATTAATTGGTATCTCTAACATTATTTATATGCTCCACTTGCAAAATCTGTGAAATTAATAAACCTTTCTAACTTATTATTAAGAGGATCTTCTGCATTCTGTTCACCTGTATCAGCATTAGGAGAAGCTTGTTGTGCATCAGCATCAGTTTCTAAATCGGAAGATGATATTTTTATCTCTGCAATCCCTTCAGTGATTTTTAATTTAACAGTTCTGAATTCTTGAAAAGCTACCATAAAAGATTGTGCTTCTCCAGAACTACCAGAACGAGCAACGCCCACTTTTGTTATAATAAAATCCTCATAAACTTTTAAAGTGGTAACTATTGTTACTTGAACAGCATTGTCTCTATATTGTTCAAATAAATCAAATGTATCCTGTGCATAATTAGATGTCAGTTCTCCACGCTTTAATCCAAAATTTGAAATCAAACCAACAAGGTTAGCTTTCCGGATTTCTTTTTGTATGTGATCAGTAAAAGGAGCACCTTCTTCTACAGAATGAGTAGAAGCTTTTAAACTCCACTCATGTCTTTCCTGAGTAATTATGTCGAAAGTGAGATTGATTGTTTCTCCTGAAATAGACATATCTCTATTTCTCGCTGAAAATAATAAAGCAGATTCTGTGATTCCCACTATTCAACCTCCGCACGTAAAAATCTAAGTTCAGCAGCCATAGTGTCTTTTACTGCAGTAGACACTGCTTCTGCAGTTTCCTCATTAGTAACACCACCATTTACAGTAATATTAGTTTCCACTTTTCCAACACTGGAACGACTTCTGTTTCCTCTGTTCACTACATTTGGAGCAGGAGCAGCAGCACCGGCTAATCCAACATTATCATCTTCATCAGATCCCCCAGTGAAGAAATCAGAAATACCACCTATCACACCGCCTACTTTACCCAGAAAACTATCTTGAAACCATCTATCCATTTTATCAAATAAAGAAGACATGGCATTTGGTAAGATAATTAAAAATAAATTTAACAATACATCTACCACAAATAATAAAGGACCCACTATAAATAAAATACCTTCACCTATTTTTCCTACAATAGTTCCAATAAAATCAAATAACCTTTTAACACCTTTTAAGGGTCCCCCCTCCATATCAGCCAATATATTAAAAGCTTTTTGTATGCCAAAAGTAACTTGATCAATAGCCCCTAAAAACGGTTTCATGCCAGCGTCCATAATAGACATTACTACTCTGGAAATATTATTAAATATTTTCATCGTACCACCCATAATTGTGGTAATTAATCGGAATACTTTAAGAATTCCTGTTATTGATTTAATAAGTGGTTTTATTGCCAGTCCCCAATTCTTCCAAATTTCAGGTAAAAGAGTTGTGCCTATTCTAACAACTTCTTCAAACATTGTATTTAAGCCTGAATCTTTCATGAAAGAAATATTTGCAGTTTCCATTTTTGATTTATATTCTTTTATGGCACCATCTAATCCTTGGAAAGCAATAGAAGCCATTTTTGCAGCTGTTCCTTCAGCACCAGCTAATTCTGCATTAAATGCAGCTACTTCCTCAACACTTCCTGTTATAATAGGAGCCAAAGCTTTCCATGTTCTTTGATCAAGTGTGCCTAAGAAAGTAGCTCTCTTAGCTTCTTCCATTCCCTGAAGAGCCATGAGTAAATCATTGAGATTACTTATTTTTCCGGTAGAGTCTACAAAGTTAGACATTTCCACACCACCGGCCTTAAGAGCTTTTGACATTTTATCAGTAGGATTAACAAGATCCATAATAGCATTACGAACCATGGTACCAGCTTCCTGGCCTCTTAGACCATTGTTAGCTAAAATAGATAGCCATGATGACATTTCTTCAACACTTAAAGAAGCCAATCTTCCAGCGGGACCAATATTTTGTATAGCAGAACCTAG